TACGACGGCCGCCCCTACTGGTACGTCGATGGCATCTCGATCACCAACGGCGGCACCGGCTACGCGGAATACGATTCAGTGAGCGTGACCGCGACAGACGGCGATGGGTATGGTGCGTATGCCATCGTAACCTCAGTGGATGAAGACGGAGCCATCACTGGAGTCGCCGTCTACTGGGGCGGCGAGTATTACAAGTCGAACGGCATCATCGAGAGCGTGATTCTCAACAGTGGAGGAACCTACTACCGAGATACCGGGCAGGCTTCGGGTGTCACGGTAGATGCTGGAGGACTATATTACCGCGAAGACGCGAGCCTCCAGCCTTACGTTGCAACCGTGACCGTGACCGTCACGCAGAACCCACCGAGCAACGGCTCCGGCGCGACGGTGGCAGCGACCGTCAACGCTGACACAAGCAGCAGCAGCTTTGGCTCTGTCTCGGGTATTACGCTCACCAACGCCGGTGCTGGTTATCTCGGGTGGGCGTGGGACGAATGCCTTCTTTCGCAACTGAACGGCCGGTCTTTCACGTTGCCAAAAGTCAGAGCGATGGTCGGGTCGCAGTTTGCCAAAACAGGCAATCTGCTGCCGCTTTTGTTTGAGTCATCGCTCGGCGGTGTGGGCGCTGCCGCGACTGTCGTCGCTCCTGGAGGGGAGGAGGACATAGACAACGGGCCGATAACGTCAGTGTCGCTCACGAACGGAGGAAGCGGATACGCAAGGATCGGGCGCGAGCAGCCTTCGTTGGACATCCAGCGCGCTCTTGGGTCGTTTGGAAGCGGTGCTGCTTTCACGCCCACGTTTTCGCAGCGCCAGGATGCCTACGGACTCGACTACTGGGTGGTGAGTTCAGTGTCGGTGTCGGGAGGCTCTTGCTACGGCCTGAACGGCCGACAAGGGCCGTACCTGACCGCGGCTGTGCCGGGGGGCAGCGGGGCGTTCTTTTCTGTCCAGACTGTTCAGACACTTGACGAATGCGGTGGTGTGATCTGGATAGTGTCTGAGATTAGCGTTAGCGTAGGCAACAACTGGACGCCATACCCGAACAACGCTCCAGTGACGATTACGGCCCACGACGGTGCTGTCGTGCGAACGGCGGCCGCCGCAACGCTGCAAACAGACGAAATCGGACGGCCGGTCGGCGTGACGATTGCCAACTGGGGGGCGTACTTCAAAAAGGGGCCGGACGAGTCCCTGCGAATCACTCCGGCAACGACGGACGACAAGCAGCAGCAGCAAGCCGTGCTCATTCTCCAGACCGACGACGACGGCAAGCCGACGGGGGTGACGGTTACAAACGGCGGCGCGTACTACCGCGAGAACAAATCGCTCCCTCCGTACTCGCCTGGCGTCAACGTCGTCCTGAATCAAATAAGCCCCAGCAATGGAACAGGCGCGGCGTTCGCTGCCACGGTGGACAGCGACCCGTACAGCAGCAACTTCGGAAAAATATCTTCGGTAAGCCTGTCGAGTGCGGGCGACAACTACCTTTCGTGGGCGTACCCAAGAACGTGCCTCTATTCGCGATGCGTTCTTGTGCGAGGGACGCATTACGGAGGTTTTGGCAGCCAAGAGTCGGCGTCGGCTGCGCAGATCACGGTCGAACTTAAAGGCCCGAGCAGACCGCCAGAGGTTAGGGTTTCGATGGGTCGCGCGAACATATTCGCTCCGTGTCCGTGCAGATCATGCACCACGGCGACGGTAACGCTCACGGCCGACCCGGAAGATGCCCCCTTCGGCTGCGAAGGCACGCTCTTTACGGCGTCTGAGCAGTTTGGCGGGCAGGCGACCGTAACCGCTGGCTCCAGCGGCGAGCCGTGCTACGAACAGATTCTCGCCGCAAACTCGCTCAGCATAACGCTCAGCGGCGAGAACGCAGAGTTTACTGTCCAGAGGCCGCAGCCAAGTTACCAAGTCAATCGCCCTTGGGAGCCGCTGCCGGACAACCCGCATTGCTGGCAGAACACATACGACGAGCAGCCAAATAGGGTCAGGGTCAGACTGACGGGCGGCAAAACCAACGGAGCTGACCTCGCTGGCACTTTTTCGTGCGAGTTGGTCGAGCAGTTCCCGAACGGAGGAAAGCGATTTCGGTACGACATGGGGACGGTGTGCGGATTACCGTGGGGTAGTTGGCCGGGGGCTGACCAGTCGCTCGGCTCAAAGCCGATGCTCGTGAGCATCGAACTCTTTCCGGTCGGTTACTCCTCGACCGGGGTGCAGCAAGGCAACGGGTTCGTCTCTATATTCGGGCTGGCTACGAAATGGAGGGGGGTGGAGAACGACGGCTTGGGCTGGCTTGGCTTTGACGACACGGACGGCAGCGAAGTCTCGGAAAGTTGCCGGACAACGAACTTGACCAGCGGCGGAGCGCAAGCATTCCCGTGCTTTGGAGACATAACAAACATACGAGGCGCGGTCGTCAGTCCGATTGTGTTTCGCTCAAGTTCGAGTGATTACCCATTGTGTGGCGTAACGTGGGCCAGCGACCCAAACATTTCTATCGACAGCATCGAGATCGAGGAATAAATGACAGACTGCGTGATCGGCGAAGATTTGCGATGCGCAAAGTGCGGCAGGTCGGCGAAGGTTCGCCACTTGCGCCGCCGATGCACTTCATACGGCCCGCCGCGACCAGTAAAGGGGCTCGGTGACATAGTGGCAGACGCGCTCGCCAGCGTCGGGATCACGAAAGAACGGGCGCAGGCCGTGGCGTCGGCGGTGGGGGTAGATGATTGCGGCTGCAAGGAGCGGCAGGCAGCCATGAACGCCTGGGGTGCCAAGCACCTCGGCATCGGGACTGACGCCGCCAAAGCCAGTCTTGACCAATAAGGCTACATAGCCACAATATTCACATGCCGGAAGACCACCACTTCACGCTGGCAGGGGTCAAGTGGCTCCTGCGATTCAGCCGCCTGCGCGGCAATGCGGCCGGCTGGGCCTATCTACCGGACTCCAAGAACCCCAAGCTCGAGCGGAAGATTCTCATCGACGAGAAACTCTCAAACCGCCCCCGCCTCGAAACCATCGTCCACGAGTGCCTTCACGCTCTGTACCCAACAGTGAGCGAAGAGCATATCACCGAATCCGCCCGCGACCTCTCGAGGGTTCTTTGGACCCTTGGCTACAGGGAGACAGAGTGATGCCGAAACTCTCTGCCGTTGACTTCGTGCTCGAGCGGGCCGCCGTCGCGATGAACAACCCGCCCAAGCGGTCGTGGTTCTCGAAGCTGCCGCCGGAGGCGCAGCAACGGCTCCGCGAGGTCAAGCGGGCGTACACGGATGGGAAGTTCGCGGGTGTGTCTTACGCGACACTCTGCAAGGCGATCACGGACCTGTTGAGGGAGTACAAATGGCCCGTTCCAACAAATCAAGACACGATCCTTCGTTGGCTTCGTTCGAGCGGCACCTAGACGTCGCCCGCGACGCCAGCAACTCGCGGCTGCGAGACGAACTGGCGAGCCTGAAGCGGAAGTACGACGTAGCGCTCAAGCAGCTCGACGCCGAGAAGGCGGCCGTTGCGAATTTGACGGCCCTCTCCGACGTCGCGCCGAAGAAGATCACCCGCAGCCGCCCGCGCGGCAAGCGGCCAGAGGCGACGGCGGTGCTAATTCTTTCGGACTGGCACGTTGAAGAGGAGGTGCGGCCCGAAACCTGCCGTAACCTGAATCACTTCACGCTCGCCATCGCCGACCGCCGAATCAAGCAACTGGTGCAGCGGGCGTCGATGCTCATTGAGCACGAAAAGCACCTGACGGGTATTCGTCGAATCGTCGTGGCGGCGCTCGGAGATTTCATTACCGGCCATATCCACGACGACCTCGTGGAAGTGACCCAGTTGGCCCCGCTGGCCGCGACCCGCTGGGCCGGCGAGCGGCTGGGGGGCGTGATCGACGCCATGAGCGAGATCGCCCCGGTGCTTGTGGCGACGGCGAGCGGCAATCACGGCCGCAGCACAAAGCACCCGCGGATGGCGACCGAGAACGACCACTCGTTCGAGCAGCACCTCTATCTCACGATGGCGGGCCAAGAGAAGCGAAAGAACGTCGAATGGCAGGTGGGCGAGGGGTATCTCAACAACATCAACCTCGACGGATTCATCGTGAGGGCGCACCACGGCCACGCAATCCGGTTTGGCGGGGGCGTGGGTGGGCTGACGATCCCCGCGAACAAGGCGATCAGCAATTGGAACCAGGCCCAGCGGGCCGACCTCGACATCTTTGGTCACTGGCACTGCTTCAGTTGGCTTCCGTATCGGTTCGTGGCGAACGGGTGCTTGATCGGCCACAACGCTTTCGCCGACCGCATCAAGGCTGAGTATCAGCCCCCAAGCCAGTCGCTCGTCATCATCGACCACGACCACGGGCGGGTGACGAAGGTGCTCCCGATCTTCTTGAAATGACACCCGACGAAATCAACAAAGCCTGGGAGCTAGTGCGGCGCTACGGCCCGTCGAATTCGTGGACAGCCGCGAACGGGACGCTGGCGGCGGCCCTCGGCCGGGCGCTCGAGCAGATTGAGCGGCTCCAGTACCGGATCGCGATTATGGAGGAGCGCAGTACGCCCTATGAACGAGACTGACTATCTCCGCGAGGCTCTCCGCTACGCGAGGGCCGTTTCGCACGACACGAACACCCAGGTCGGCGCCGTCCTGGTCGCCGGCAAGCGGCTGGTCTACGGGGTCAACCGCGCCGCCTGCCGGATCGACGGCGCCAGCAAATACCAGATCACGGAGCACGCCGAGCGGGCCGCGATCTACAAGGCGGCGGCCGTGGGAATTGCCACTGCCGGCAGCACGCTCTACGCCCCCTGGTTCGCCTGCACCGACTGCGCCAGGGGGATCATCCTAGCCGGCATCCGCGAAGTCGTCGGCCTGGTGAGCCTGCGGCAGGCCACGCCGAGTCGGTGGCTAGAAAACTTGGAGATGGCCGACGAAATGCTCAGTCGCGGGGGCGTCAATATCCGCTGGCTCAACGAGACGGTGGGGGTCACGATTCGCCTCGACGGGAGGGATTTGGAATGCTGATTGGACTATGCGGGGCTGCCGGCAGCGGCAAAGACACGGTGGCGAGCATCCTGCGCGAGACGGCGCAGTTCTACCGGGTGGCCTTTGCCGACCCGCTCTACGAGATGATTTCGGTCATGACGGGGCTGCTGCCCGAAGACCTCCAGGACCGGGAGCTAAAAGAGGCTGAGATCGACTGGATCGGCCGGTCGCCGCGGCAGCTTCTCCAGACCCTCGGGACTGAGTGGGGGCGGGGCATGGTCAGCGAGAACATCTGGATCGACATTGGGATGCGCCGGATCGACCGGCTCCTGGCCGACGGCCGCAACGTCGTCGTGACGGACGTCCGCTTTGACAACGAGGCGGCGGCCATCAAGGCAGCCGGCGGCGAGGTCTGGCAGATCGTCCGCGGCGAGGGCTGCGTCCGCGGGGTGTCGATGCGTCATGCCAGCGAGGCGGGTGTGGCTTCGACGCTCGTCGATCGCGTCGTCGGGAACTGGTCCACCCTTGAGAAACTGCGGCAGACCGTCGCGGCGAATGTCCTCTCTGGGGTGCCTCAAAAGGCTACAATAAACCAATAAGCCACGGATGGGCGCAGATGACGGCAGACGAACTCAAGCAGGGTGTAATCGACTCTATGCTGCGGGTCGCCGAGCGTTTCGGCGTGCCGGTGGTATTGCTTGGCGTCGTGATTTGGCTGGGCCGCGAGGCGGCGATCACGTTGCACGGGTCGCTCGTGAAACCAGTAGTCGAAAGCCACGTTCAGTTCTTGGAAACAACGAGCGCGACGCTCAAGGAAATATCGACGGTCCAGACCCAGCAAGCGGCGACCCTCGAGGAGCTGGCACACGGGCAGCGAGAGCTGCGTGAGAAGGTCAAAACAGTCACGGTGCGGGCGGTCGAGACACCTCCGCAGAACTAGGGGTTTCGATGGCCTACGACCAGACACCGGGCAACCTGCCGATCTCGTTCGTGCGCGGTGACACGATGTCGGCGCTGGTCGATTTCAGCATCGACCTCACCGGCTACTCGTTCACCGGCTCCCTCGTCTCGGTGGTCACTGGGGCTGAAGTCGTCCCGCTAACGCTCGCGGTCGTGTCGGCCGCTAACGGGCAGGTGAATGTGTCCCTGACGGCCCAGCAGACCGCCGCTCTAGCTCGCGGCACCTACCAGTGGAAGTTCGTCTGGACGCAGGGGCTCGCGGTTCGCACCGCCCTCACCGGCTTTGTGGAGGCTCTGTAAATGCCGCCGATCAATGCCAGCGTGACGAACCAGCAGATCACGGCCAGCGTCGGCGAGACGCAGATCGACGTTTCGGTTTCCGGTGGCGTCGGCCCCACGGGGACGGCAGGCGCGGCTGCATCGGTTCAGGTCGGCACCGTGACGACGGGTGCGCCGGGATCGTCAGCGAGCGTAGTGAACGCTGGCACTTCAAGTGCGGCCGTGCTGAACTTCACGATCCCCGCCGGGGCCACCGGCGCGCAGGGCCAAACCGGTGTCACGGGGGCGCAGGGAATTCAAGGAATCCAAGGACCGGCGGGACCGGCGGGACCGGCGGGACCGGCGGGGGCCACGGGTGCCACCGGCCCAGCGGGCAGCAACGCCACGGCGACAACCGACGCTTCGGCGTTAGTGTCTGGCACATTGGACGCGGCCCGACTCCCCGGCTCGGTTGTCCTCACGACCGACGCGAGGCTCAGTGACGCCCGCCAGCCGCTCACGCATCAGCACACGGCCAGCCAAATTTCCGACTTCACGGCGGCCGTCATCGCCGCTGCACCGCCCACGACGAACGCTTCGCTGCTCACCTCAGGCACGCTCCCCGACGCGCGGCTCTCCTCGTCAATCGCCCGCACCGCTGACGTTACGGCTGCGGTCGCCGCCGTGGTGAACGCGGCCCCCGCGACGCTCGACACGCTCGCGGAGTTGGCCTCGGCTTTGGGCTCAGACGCCAACTTCTCGACGACCGTCACCAACTCGCTGGCGGGCAAGGCCCCGATCAACAATCCCACCTTCACCGGCACGGTCAGCGGCATCACCGCTGCGATGGTCGGCCTGGGCAACGTCAACAACACCAGCGATGCCTCGAAGCCGATCAGCACCGCCACGCAGACGGCCCTCGATGGCAAGGCGGCGACGAGCCACGCGCACGGCAACATCACTTCCGACGGCAGGATCGGAACTACGTCCGGTCGCCTTGTAATGACAGACACGGGCGGCGTCCTCTCGTCGTTCGCCACGCCGAGCATTTTCGTCACGAATTGCAACGCTACCGGCAACGTCAGCGGAACGTGGACAGGCACGACGATTTCCGTCGCTCGCGGCGGCACGGGGGCGACCGATGCCGCAGGGGCGAGGGCGAATCTCGGGCTGGCAATCGGCACCGATGTACCTGCTCTCTCTCATACGCATAGCGCACTGGAAGTGACTTCGGGCCAGTTCGACATCGCGAGAATACCCAGCCTCCCGGCCTCGCAGATCGGAAGCGGTGTGCTGGCTACCGCGAGGCTCGGCACCGGCACCGC